TGGATATTGTTAATTACGATAAAGATGGTTCTATTAAAGAGGCAGAGCAAAAAGCCAAAAATGATGAAGTTGCTGAGCAAGGAACAGCAAAACAAGCACTCGCATATTTTGGCCCAATTGGAAATATTGTTAATGGTGCTTTAATGTTTGGAAAGGGAATTGCTGGCTTATTTGCTTTGGATAAACCTCGTACTGTCCAGCATCCTATGTTTACTGTTGTTAATTCAGTTATACCAGGAATGGCAAAAGGAGAGGGAATTGATATGTGTGAATCACTTTCACTGCTTCAGAATGATACTACTAATAATATGAGTGTTGCTATGGGAAATGAAAGTGAAGTTGTTTCCCTTCTGTGGGTAGCTATGCATCCTATGATTTTTACAGTAAAGATTTTTGATGGTATCACAGATACTTTGTCATTTCCTGTCACACCTTTCCAATATTCTGGTACATCTCAGCTTGATTATTTAGGAGCCGTTTCGAATTTATTTCAGCGATGGCGCGGCCCTATCAAGTTTTTGTTCCAATTTTTTACATCACCTTTTATCTCTGCGAGATTTAAGATTCACCTTTTATATTCTACTACTATTCCAGACCCAGAAAACACTGGCGATGTTATTACGCAAATAGTTGATGTTAAGGGAGATACAGAGTATGCCTTTGAAGTGCCTTTTCTTTGGTATACAATGTGGCGTGATTTTGCCGACGGTATTAATTTGCCAGTGATCTACGTTGAGCCTATTATTGCTCCTGTCGGTCCCGCTATATCCTCTAGTCCAACTATCTATCTCGTTGTTTGGCGTGCTGCTGGTGATTCTTTTCAATGGCAGAGATTAGTTGAGCCAATTGTTACTGAAACTGCTGTTAATGAGGCTCAGTGTGATGTAGTTTCGAAATTTAAGAGTAAATTTCCTCCTCTTGTTGTTGGTACTCACGACAATGTGGAGTCAAAAATGTGTAATCCAGAGCATATTGTAGCTTTTAATCAAATCTGGAAGCGGTACGAGAGATCTACTGATTTAACATTTGCCCCAAGCTTGGTTGATGCTTGGACTGGGCATATCTCTTATTGTACCAATTTTTTCAAGTATTGGCATGGCGGACGTCGAGCTGTCTTTCTTGAAACTAATGCTTCCAATGGATTATCTGGATTACCAAATGGCCTTAATGTTTTTACAAGTAACCCGTCAAATGGACTCGCTACTTTTCAAAATTATACGGTCCAGGCGAATTGCAAGGTTGAGGTCCCTTATTATAATAACATTCCATTCTTGCCATGCGATCCGTCGAGTACACCAACGACACAACCAGAACTCCCGATTTACCCCGATACTAACTCGACTTTATCTTTAGGAGTTTGGTCAGGTGCGGATGATTTTTCATTTGGATACTTATGTTCCCCGCTAGTTGTGCCGCCTCCCAGTATTGTCCGACAAAAAGACACCATTTCTACTGGAGAGGGAAAGCGAGTTCCTGCTAACATGAACAAGGTTTAGGTCATTGTCCGTTTTTACTTAGTTTTAGTTTGTCAGGTCCAAAACACGCTTTTAATCAAGGGTGAAGATTGCAAACACTTGCATGCGACT